CCATCCATACTGCTTACAGGTGGTATGCACTTTATAAATCAACTCCCTTTCCATTGGTGGATATACCAGACCTCCGCACTCACTAGGAGCGTGAAATGCTGCCAACTCTTCAGACGCCCAATTCATTGCATCGTTGTGATCGTCTGCAATCTTTTTCAGGGCGCAAACCACATCGGTCAATGGAAGCGCCTTCTTGCGCTCTATTAGAGCAGGTAGATACTTGTTGTTCATTGCGTTCTCCGTTAAGTGTTAGGTGATGCTACGTGCCGATCTTGAGGTTGAGTTTTATTTCAATCTTTTCGCCCTCATCAGCTTCGCTTTCGATAATCCCACGATACTCTTTAATCAAAGAGTCAATATCGGCAAACTTGTTCGTTGGAAAGTCACACCTCATGGCTTGCGAAAAAATATGAATCCCGTTTGGTATCAAAGCAATAGTAATGTCCAGTTCATAGACCTTTACCTCTTTCTTGGGCACTTGAACTGTAGTTTGTTCCATTTGACTTTTCGACATGACCTTCTCCAAAAAAATTGATAAGTGTGAATTTAGCTGTCTGCATCGGCCACGTCGTAGGATGACAGCCTTGCTTTACGTTCTTTCACTGCGTCAGGAAAAACGATTTTGAAACGCTGGCCCGTTTTAGTGTTGACCATGATGATGTATTCGGGATCATCATAGTACACGGGTTCGGTGCTGGCTTTTTCTTCGTCAGTCTTATTGTGTTCTTGTTTCAACCCGGCGTGTTGGCTGTACATTGCCACCCATGCACCGCTGACTTGACAACCCATGTTGCAGGCATCATGACGAAACGGATTGCAGTTCGCCGGGTATGCTTCCAGAGGAACAACATACGGATGGTTGACTGGAACCGGCTGGGATTCACACACGGGTTCATGCAAATTACCCCTGCCTTTGGAATCTGAACGGCAGTATTGGGGAAAGACAAGTTGCGCGTCATGCCACAAATTTCCACCCTTGAAACTAATCTCAACTCCGCAATGAACACACTTTGCCATGATACTGCTCCTTAATAGGTTAATTAATAATTTACTTCGAGATTACTTGACGAACATACTCTACCCACACTTAGTCATCATCAAGGTAGTCATCAGGGTGGCCATGTTTTTGATAGTGAGCCTCCGCTTCAGCCCGCCAGTAGTCACCATCTTTCTTGCGGCACGCTGGGCATACGTCATACAGACGACCACACGAACCCTCTTCCATGTCACGATAGGGTCGAACACCAACTTGACTAGTCTTGCACCACTCGCAGTAGTGCTCCTCTTTGGCCGCTGCCTCAACTTGCTGCTTCCATTGATCCACGCAAGCTTGGCAGAGGTCGTGCATTTCCGAACCAAAGCTGTCCGTCTCACCCTGCATCCGTGCAACTGCTGGAACTTCAGGGTGGTCGTCACACATTGCACCGGCTGGCGCCTTATGACTGCTGCCCGGTAGTGATGCGATAGGACCTGTTGTGTCTGCCATGATAATCCCCAATCCAAAAAAAATTGATAAGTGTGAAACTGGTTGAATTACCTGACCGGCGTAGCCACACCAAAATCCAGCAGGGCACAAAAATCTGTGACACGCTGTTTTAGGTTGACGTTAATGCCAGTGTAGTTAGCATTCATCAAAACCGTGGTAAGCAATTTGCGCTGAGAAGGTGCCAGTTTTGGGACCTCCAATGCGGCGACCGCTTTGCTACCCAATTGATCCGCGCCAGCAAAGTGTGCAGCTACCTGAAGTTCAGCATCCGTTGCTTTTGCAAATTCGACCTTGGTGAGAGACATGATATTTTCCAATCTAAAAAGTGATCTATAAATGTTACCCATTTGATGCAACTGCAAAGTGTGAAACAAGAACTACTCTTTTGATGAAGGTGGAAAAATCTGCAACCAATCTGCCGGTGTGTAACCCGTCTTGAGAAACTCTCGTTGATCGGGAGTAAGAACTGGAAGCAAATTCTGAAGCAGCGTTTTTCCGCCATCCTCGCAGAACGTAATGAGTTGATCCGCAGTCATTGGCAAGTCCATTGCATTAGGTGTGCCGGTAAGAGGGCTCAACTTCTCAACGCGAACCTGACCGTTGGGTAAAACTGCATACGACAATTCATCAAGTGATTTCAACATTTTCAATTCTCCATTTTTGTTGGTCAAAAAAGTGTCCATTATTACGCTGTTTCTACAGCTTTATTATCTCATAAATACCCTCTATTTGTCAAGCGTCAGTTTTCGTCAATTCTCAGGTGTTGCTATTGTACAACACGCGTTTTAGCTAGTAAATACGTGTGTTTTGAGAGCATGGGAACGTAAAAAGCGTATACGTATATCATATTTTTGCGGTGTCCGCCCATGCAAACTTTCCGAAGTGTATGGGTCAAAAAAAGCCGACTCGGTTAAGAATCGGCCTTTGTACTTCTTACCCTTCTTCGTGCATTCCACTGTCGCTTAGTGCATGAAATACCTGAGCACTTATTGGAAATAAAACCAGTGAAGGTTTAGCTGTAAGCCGTGTAGCTATAAGCTTAGGTCCTCCGAACTTGTGTGATGCACCCAAATGCACATCATCGTATTCTTTTACTACACCTGGAATCGAAATTTTCATCATTATTTGTGGCTACTAATTTCAAGTGTCCAACAAATAAATATGGAGTACCTATGACAGTTTCGATCCAAGAATACAAAGAACGTCTCAAAAATAAAGGGTTAAATTTTCGCGTGCTTGGTGAATGGGGAGGAATGAATGTAATCATAGAACACCAATGCCGAAAATGCAAACATACTTGGAGCATTAAACCCCATTGGACAAGAGATATGTTAGGGTGTCCAAAATGTACAGGTCGTAACAAAAATAAAACAACAGCAGATTACAGGAAAGAATTACGTACTCTAAATCCGAGTGTTCGTGTTTTGGGTGAGTACCTAACAGCACATACAAGACTCAAACATCAATGCAGGGAGTGTCATCATGTATGGGATGCGTTTCCAATGAATATAAGAAACGGTACAATATGCCCAAAATGCTCCTACAAAAATAGAGTAATCAAACGTATGGGCACGGTTACTAAAAATTTGAGTAGAAAGAAGTATCGCATACATGGAAAATCTTTTCTACTTCAAGGGTATGAAGCGGCGGCGGTGTATTGGATACACGAACACGAAAACATACCTATAACAAAAATACGCAGCACCAAACTACCCCTATTCGACTACACTTTTAAAGATAAAGGTAGCGTGTACTTACCTGATCTGATTATTAAAGATGAAACGATAGTTGAAGTTAAGGGTCTATACACTGCTGGACTTTTAGAGAGCGGGGGTCTTGTGTATAACGAAACGCAAGAAGATACTTGGGAACGAATAAAAGTTAAAGCCAAGTCCGTTTTAGAAGCTGGTTATAAATTTAAATTGTTGGTCATGGATTTGAACGGTAAGCGAATAAGACTCCCAAATAACTGGATTAAGCTATCTTGTAAGGATACGAAGCAGGAGATAGCCAAATGAAGGTTACGTCAGTTCACGTCAGTTCACGTCATTCGTTTTTAACTATTTTTAGCAAATCCTGCACACTAAAATGTGTACGATAGTTTTATCTTGAATACCGTTTCTGTATTCTTTTTTATTATCTCTGGAGATACCTATGCGTGATAAATTGATTCAAGCGCGGGCAAGTGTATTGAACGAGGTTTCTAGCAAGAAGGGCGGCAGTATTTTTATTCTAGCATCTGTGGATGAGGATGGTCCCGAGTATGATCCAGAACAACAAACCGAGGCTCATGTTTGCTCGGCTTGCAAAACTGGATTCAGTACACAGGCCAGTCTTGCTGAACCGTTTTGTCCGAACTGCGGAAGCGGCGAAACTAATCCGGTTACAGACGATGTTATGGGTGAACAACTGCCACAAGATGATGCAGAACTTAGTTTTGCAAAGTGCCCTAATTGTGAGACCTCTAACGTCATACACGATGTTACTGCAAAATTACTGGACGGGCACATTCATTGTGTCACCTGCGGCACTGAAGTTTCTTACGAAATGGAATGGAGTGCAGAAGGTAGTGAACCATTGGCAATTACCGACGCTGATCCGGCTGACGTAAAGGATGCTGTGGAAAACACCAAGGAAAGCCAAGTAAATGCTGATATGAATCAAGTAGTGGTTCCTACCGCTACTGATGCTGATCCTATCAGTGATGCTGCTCCTGAAGCTGTTAAAACCGAAATGGAAGGCGACGCTTTAAAGCCAATCCCATCGGTTGATGCAGTTAAGCCAGCACCAGCACCTTCAGCAGAGGGTGAAGCGGGATTGAAGATTGATACTGCTTCTGAACTCGATGAAGATGTAAAAGTTGAGGATCTGACGGATGACGATTTAAGTCCCCAAGATCAAGAAGCAAGCCCTGCATGTGCAGAACAAGAAGATTCAGCAGGTGGTATAGATAATTTCGGTGATAAAAAGGCAGAACCTTTTACAGCCGCAGTTGATCTGACTCTGTTGAGTACTTTGAGTGCATTCAAGGGTAAGAAAGAATTAACTTTATGCTCGGTACGTGAGGATCTTTTAGCTTTCGTTAATGAAGTTCATGTGGCTACTTTGGCATCTGAAACAGCAGGCGAGAGTACTAAGGTTATGCACACACCGGCTTTTGCTAAGGCAATTATGCATACGGCAAAAGAACATGGCATTAAGAAAGCCTTAGCGCATTATGGCTTTGGTTTGGTAACTATCAAGTTCCCTCAGCAAGCAGTTATCTCTAAGCTCCTGGGCAGACAGTCAAAAGCTGAAGCTGCTAAGTACGATCAGGAACGTAGTGAACTGTCGAATACGTTTATGCAATGTATGTCAGTTGCATCGGCTGGGCTGAACAAGGGTTTCTTCTCCAAAGAAGAAAATGCTTTGAAGCGTGGTTTTTATGATACCTTGACTGCTGCTAACGTCAAGAATGCTGAAAAACTTATTGACAAGGTGTTTAGTCAATTCGGGGATCAGTACCATAAGACGCTGTTGACCATTGCTCAAGATTTAATGAGTAAGCCTATCGAAGTTCGTAACTCAATGGCAGAAACCGTAGGAGCAACTTCTTACTTGGCTACTGCAACTGAGGATGACCAAGAAGGCGATCAAGAAACAGATGAAGGAGATGAAGATTCAACGGCATCTTTGGAGTCGCGTATGGAAAGTGCTTCAATAACACCAATTCGTTACAAAGGTAGTAAAGAAGTGGCATCCCCTAGTATCCGTGGTCTTCGCGCAGAAACCGGCGGTTCGTTTTTTAAACGCTCATAAGGAGTAAGAAATGCTGTTATTTCCAAATACACGCATTATTTCGTCGGTAGAGCGCCCGGTGGCCCTGGGCTTTACTATTGACCAAGAAGGACAGGCACTTGTAGCTGATACCGTTGGTGGTATCTATGGCGTCAAGAAATGTGTAGGTAGCGGTAGTGAACAGTTCGTAGGTGTGGCTGTTAACATGCTGAAACCTTTCCAAACTGCTCCATTCAATGAAGTTCTGACACAAGGTGCTGGCAATACTATCACCCTGTCGAATACTCCGTTGGTTGGTTCAATTTTGATTATCGACCAAAATACAGGCACGGTTCAAGCTTTCAACGTCGGTGTTGGTCCTAATCAGTACAACATTGCAGGTACAGTTGTTACCTTAAATGCTGGTCAAGCAGGTCACAAGTATTTTGCGGCTTATCGCTTTACCCCAACCATCATCCAGTACACTGCTTTCTTTGGTAATGTACATCCGGGTGGTGCAGCAGGTGACTATCTCGGCCAATGTGGTGTTATTACTAAGGGCGACGTGTTCACAACTGAGTTTGATACTTCGGTTGATTGGACTGCAGGCGCTCCAGTTCTCTTAGGCGGAAATGGTTTGTTTACAACCACGGGTTCGGGTAATGTTCTCTCGAACGTTTCGGTCATAGCTGCACCAGGTGCTGGTTTGGGTGCTCTTGGTCTTGAAATTCGCTAATAGGAGATATAGAAATGAGTAAGAAAAATCCATTTGCCAAGGTAACGTTCAAGCAGCCGGTGATTGCTTCCGATATGCGTCGTTCCCAAGGTAGCGAGCGTTTCGTAGGCAAGAGCGGTGAACTGAATGCTTCTAGCACAAAAGACCTGTTTGTACAAATGTCTGCGTTCCTGGAACAAGCTTCGGAAACAGGTGCTATTACTGAAACCGCAGCTATTCAACGTCAAGAACTTGCTGCCCAACATGAGAAGGCTGTTACCGCAGCATTCGCAGCGAAGGATAGCCATGCAGAACTCGGCGAAGTTATGGCTGAAGAACTGTATCAGGCTGCAAATCGTGAGGGCTTTATGCGTCGTTTCTTGGCTCGCCAAGATTTGAAGCAAGGTCAACACCCACAAGTTCGTATGCGCATGAAGGACGTGACCGCAGTTGTCGCTACTTCGCCAGTACAAACTCAGGCACAAATCATTCGTGATAACCTGTACACTCCACCAGAGTTCTATATCACCGCTCGTCCTTTCATCGAGCAACGTGAAATTGAACAATCGTTGGGTGATGTGCTGGAAGAAAAATACTTGGAAGGCCTGGAAGCTACGATGGTTTCGGAAGATCGTATCTGGCGTACCCTGGCAATTCAAGCAACAGGTATCAGCAATCCGCTGACTCTGTTCTCAGGCACTATGACTGCCGGTGGTTTAATGACTCTGCGTAACCAAGTAGGTCGTTGGAACATCCCAGTTAGTTCGTGGCTGATCGCTAACGACGTGTGGACTGATATTGTTGCGGATACTTCATTCCAACAAGTTATCGATCCTGTGTCGAAGCATGAACTGCTGTTGACAGGTATGTTGGGTTCTATTTTCGGTATGTCGATTTACTCTGACGCATATCGTCATCCTCAGCACAAGGTTCTGTCACAAGGTGAAATGTTCGTTATTGGTGACACTATCAATCATGGTCAATACACCGACCGTGGTGGCGTTAATTCGCAACCTATTGATGGTTCCATTGAGAAAGTTCCTGGTCGCGGTTGGTTCTTGACCGAAACCATTTCAATGGTTATCGCCAACTCCCGTTCAGTTGCTTACGGTATACGCTCATGACCTAACATAAAAACTGTAAATAATCTCTGGTTAATATCAACTGGAGATTATTTATGGACGCTAACAGAGCAAGTAAGAAATCAAGCAAAAAATCTGTACCCACTAGAAATAGCAACAAAAAATTAGTAAGCAACAAAGGTAGTAACAAGGCTAAAAAGTTGATCAAAGTTAAGACTGCCAACCTGCAAGCAGGTAGGAGTAAAGCTCAGGAAAAGACTAAGCAACAGTTCCTTAAATGGTTGAAAACCTCTGGCTATCAATTGGTAGATAAAGAGTTTATCAATCTGACTGACTACGTAGTATTCAAGTGTAAGGAATGTGGAGCACTAAGGGAGAATACCCCATTCAGTATGTGGCGTAATCGTAAAGCCCCTAAATGTTACACCTGCCAGTTTGACTCTAAACTAATCAAGGGTTTAAAAGACTATAAACGCATTGGTTCTTATGACGGCGGTTATGGACAAGGTTTAGTTAGCGTCACACTAAAGCATTTAGATTGCGGTCAAGTTAAGGAATATGTTGCCGGAACTTTTCTGAGAGGTGCTTCGTTCTGCGATTGTCTAAGGGTCAAAGAGGTACGTACAACTGAATCGTATGCCAAGGAAGTTGCCAGTGTAAGAAATGGCGAATTCAAACTGGTAGATGAGTATAAGGGAACCAAAACGCTTACGAAACATCAACATGTAGGTGGTTGTGGTAAAGTATTTAAACAAATCCCTGAATATTTCCTACTAGGTACTTGGTGCATTTGTTGCGAAACAGGTGTCATTTGGACTAAAGACAAAGCACAGGAGTGGCTGGACGGTGAATACGGAACAGAGGTATATACAATTGAGGGTAAGTGGATTGATATACGTACTCCTATATTCATAAGACATAAAGCTTGTGGTAAACGTGTCAAATGCAATATTGAGGAAACTAAGCGTCACCCCAAGTGTATTCCGTGTAAGTTATGTAGAGTTGATAGTAAACAAGGTAAAACAATTCGTAGAGGTAAAAAATTATTTTGGGTTAGAGGTACAGAA